AGTAGAATTTCATTGGGATTATGTCTATTATTTGGTTCCACTTAAAAACAAAGAAATGTTAAAGTTTATTGAAGAACAAAAATTTCCTTTTAACGTAAAAATAGTATCTAAAATATAAAAAATGATAACAATAAAGCAAATATTTGATGAAATTGCATCAGAACCAGGCACAAATAAAAAAATGGAAATTCTTGGTAAATACAACGACAATCAGTTGTTAAAAGATGTTCTTTATTTAGCTAATTCTGGTCGTGTAAAATTCTATATTAAACAAATACCAGAATATAATTCAAATGGAGGTCATTCATTACAAATGGCTTTAATTGGATTGGAGGCTTTAAGTTCAAGAAAAGTAACTGGAAATGAAGCTATTGGATACCTTAAGAGTTTATTAACTTCACTATCCGCTGATGATGCTTATGTTATTGAGCGCATCATTGACAGAGATTGCAAAATAGGAATGGGAACATCTAACATAAACAAAGTTTTCCCTAAACTTATCGAAGATACGTATTACATGGGAGCTGTTCCTTTTGATGAGAAAAAAATACGTAATATTTTCGAAGGTGGAAAACAAGGCATCTCAGAAGTAAAGGCTGATGGACGTTATTGCAACGTTACAATAGCTGACGGAAATGTTGATTTAGTAAGCAGACAAGGCGAAGAGACGTTAATTACTGGAGCTCTTCTTCTGGATGAATTTGCAAAATTTGATGATTGTGTATTAAATGGAGAGCTTATAATTGATTCTGTTGAGAAAAAAATTACTCTTAAAAAAGACGAAACAATTGAAATTGACGGAGTTAAGTATAAACCAAATGAAATTGTTAACAAATTTTATTAAAACCATTGGTATTTTAATATTAAATATCAACAATTGATAATTCTTGCATATTTATAGTTAAAAACTATATGTATGTATGTTATCTAACAATTTATAAAGGAGAAAAATTACCTCCTTATTATATAGGTTCAACCAGCCTAAATAAAATTGAAAATGGTTATCGTGGTTCTGTTGTATCTAAAAAATATAAAAATGTTTTTAAAAACGAATTAAAGACAAATCCAGAGTTATTTGACATAATTATATTATCAAAACATGATAATAGAAAAGAAGCTATAGAAACAGAGCTTCTTTTACAAAAAGAATTTAATGTTGTTAAATCAGATTTGTTTTTTAACGAAGCGCTTGCAAGTATTAATGGAATGTTTGGCAGAGATGTTTCTGGTTCTAACAATCCTATGTTTGGCAAAACACATTCAGAAGAAACGAAAAAAATAATTAAAGAAAAACGAGGCAATGAAAAAAGATATGAACCAACTGAGGAACATAAAAAAATTATCAGCTCTACTCATAAAAATAAAACATTAAGCGAAAAAACAAAATTGTTAATATCTAAAAATAGAAAAGGGAAAAATTCTGGTTTTAATAACCCAATGTTTGGTAAAACACATTCAGAAAAAACAAGAAAAAAAATATCAGAAAAAAATTCTAAAAAAACTAATTCAGAAGAAACAAGAAAAAAAATATCAGATTCCAACAAAGGAAGAACGGTAAGCGAAGAAACAAGAAAAAAAATATCAAACGCCAACAAAGGGAAAATACGCAGTAAACACTCAGAGGAAACAAGGAAAAAAATAAGCAATGCAAATAAAGGAAGAATTATGAGCGAACAAGCAAAACAAAAATTAATTAGTTCTAAAACTGGAATGAAATATAAAGAAAGTGTTTGTCCACATTGTCACAAGAAAGGTTCTGGTGGTAACATGAAAAGATACCATTTTGAAAATTGTAAAAATAAACTTAAATAAAAAAATAAATCTATGTTAAACTCAAAAGACATTAAAAAAATAACCAAAAATTCAGATGGTAGCATAACTATTGAATATTTTGAAAAAATCAAAAGAGAGACTTCAAACGGATTAATAACAAGTATTATTGACATATCAGAGAAGCTTGCTTCTGATAATCCTGCTGACAAAAAGAAGGCTCAGGCATCTATTGATAAAATGTTTAAAAGACATGGCGTTGTTTATAAGGAAGTTCTTAATAAAATCAGATTTATAGTTTGGGACATTCTTGACCTGAATGAGTATGCAACAAATATTTGCAACGTTAAAAGAATTGATAGATTAAACAGATTAAAATCTGTAATATCAAAACAGGCTCCAACAATGATTTCTCTTGTTGAACATAAATTTGTTTCTTCATATGAGGAAGCTCTTGAGCACTTTTCTGAAATGCTTGCAAGAGGAGAAGAAGGAACGATTTTAAAAAGCATGGATGGAGTTTGGAGAGATGGAAAACATTCTTATCAAGTAAAGATGAAAGTTGAATTTGACCTGGATTTAAAAGTTGTTGGTTTTGAATATGGAGATAAAGGAACAAAAAACGAATTCGTTATTTCAAGCGTTAATTGTGAATCTTCATGTGGCAGATTAAAAGCAACAGCTCAAGGAATAAAGGAAGAAGAAATGGTTCGTATTACAGAAAATCAGGATAATCTAATGGGAACTATCGCTGTCGTTAAATGCAACGGAGTTAGCAACAATAAAAATGGAGGTCATTCAGTTAATTATCCATCTTTGAAAAATTTTAGAACAGATAAAAAAACAGCCAACTCTCTTGAAGAGTGTCTTGAAATTGATGCTGCTGCAAAAGGAATTAAGAAAGCAATGAAAAAAATAAAATAAAAATATGGATACATTAGATTTATTAAATGAAAAAAGAAAACTTTTTAAAAGAATTGATGAAATCAATAAAGCTTTAGGAATTAAAGAAACAAGGCAATTGTCAATAGAAGATTTAGGAGCCAAAGTAAAAGAGTTTACTGGAATTGAAATTAAAGGTATAGGAAGAAAAGGTAATAGAGACGTAAAAACAGCAAAAAAACTATTCTGGAGAGCTGGATTTAATGAATCATTATCTGGCACACTTTTATCGGCTTATACAGGAGATAAATCAAGATTTGCCGCTGCAATGGGAAGAGTATACCATAAAAAAAATTGCACCTATGAACCAATGATGCAAATGCAATGGGAGGAATTTAAAAAATTTATTAAATCATAAAAACAAAAACATGCTATTAAAAATTTTAATCATGAGCTTTATGCTCATACCAAAAGAAGACACTTTTCAAACAAATGTATTAAGAACTTGTGAAGTTGTTAAAAACAAAGATTTAACTGACTGCAAATACACAAGAGCAAATGTTGATTTTTCTTTTTCGGACTCTTTAATTGTTTTGAATTATAGTGATTCTGGCAATATTACAACAGAAAAATATATGGTTTTAAAAACTCAAAATGAACCAGGTCTGGTTAAATATTTTTGTGTGATAGGCTGCGAAAATGTTATGATTTTTAAATATGAATTATTAAAAATGGTCAAAATTTATTTTGATGACAAATCAAAGAAGAAGTCTTACGCTTCTTTCTTTATAAATCCAGATAAAAAATAACATGGAAAATGTAATGGTTAGAAATTTTAAATGCAAATGCGGGAAAGCAAGACTTTTAACCGTAATAGACGGATTACCTCTATCAAAAGAACAAAAAATAGAACAATCTTATTTAATTGAAAAAGGTTGTGATGTTGAAACGATAACATTAGAAGACGCAAGAAAAAAAGAAATGTGTTTTCAGTGCGAGTTATAAAATTTATTTTTTAACATTTCTGTTTATATAGGAGCATAAAGGTTGCAAATTATTATAAAAACAAAGATTAAACAATTCTTTTTCATCAACAGCTGTCCTTAAAGGTATAATATGGTCAATGTCCCAACCATAATTTGGCTCTCCATTATATTTTCCATGATTATCCCAACTCATCCAAGGCTCCCACAATGATTCTATATATGATTTAAAAAAAACATAAGAACATCCTAATATATTTTCAGTTGATTTGCTTTTATTTTTTGTAAATTTATATATTCTATTTCTTAAAACACATTTTAATTTATAAATATAGTCTGTGTGTTTTTTGTGTAAATGATATTTGTTTGTTTTTTCTTTATTTTTTTGTTTGTATATTTTTCTCCTTGTTTTTATTTTTTCTGGATTTTCATTTTCATATTTTTTTACTTTGTTTTTAATTTTTTCTTTGTTTAATAAATAATATTTTCTTTTGCGTTCTTTGATTTTTTCTTTTTTTTCTTCACGATATTTTTTCCTGTTTTCTTTAAGTGTTTCTCTGTTTTTATTATACCAATTTTTTTGTCCTATTCTCACCTCTTCTTTATTAGTTTCTCTGTATAACTTCTGATATTCTTTCCTTGCCGTTTTTTGTTTATCTGTTAGCTCTTTTGTCATGATGCAATTTTTTCTTTAAAATGTTCTTCAAGTAATTTTTGTATATAACCAGACATATTGCCAGTTGCTTTGTCCAATTGTTGATGCATTTCCCTGGAAATAGTTATTCCAAGCTGGATTTTTTTTTCTTTTTCTTTTAATTTTGGTCTTCCCATTTTTTTATTATAAATATTAATAAAAAATTTAAAAACTGTATTTTTATCAAATTTTTTTTATTCTCTGAAACTTATTTTTATTTATTTCGTTTTAATAAATAAATAATTATCTTTGCATAAAAATTAAAAACTAAAAATGAAAATTTGGATAAGTAGTGATTGGCACATAAATCATATTAATATTTCTGGGAAAAATCAAAGCACATGGAAAACGGGTTATAGAAATTTTTCTTCATTAGAAGAAATGAATAAAAAAATACTGCAAAATATCAACAAATATTGTGCAGAAGAGGATATTATTTATTTTCTTGGTGATTTTTGTTTTGGAAATCATAAACTAACTCCAATGTGGAGAAATGAAATAAAGTGCAAAACAATCCATGTGTGTAGAGGAAATCATGATTCTCATATAGATGATTATAAAGATAGTTTTTCATCTATTCAAGATGTCTTAACAATAAAACATGGTCAACATAATTTTTTTATGTCACATTATTCACACAGAGTTTGGTTAGGAAGCCACAAAGGAACCATTCATTGTTATGGTCATTCGCATGGAAGTATACCAGATTATGGTAAATCTATTGACGTTGGAGTAGATGTGGTAAATAAATTAATGGGAGAATATAGACCTCTTTCAATAGAGGAAATAATATCAATAATGGATAAGAGAGATATAATAATTATAGATAATCATGGAAAAAAAAATATATGAAAACTGCACAAGGCACTTTACAAACAAAATTTTATACAGTAATTCCGATTTTATTGTTTTTCTCAAAATCAAGAATAACTAATGGAAAATTTGTTCCACATGCTGATTCAGAACCTACTACTGGACAAGTTTTTTCAATTCATATTACTCCATTTTTTTCATTTGGATTAGTAATTCCAACATTTATAAATCGTGCTTTAAATCAAAAATAATGAATACTTTTAAACAACAAATAGACAAACAAATTTCTGACGCTTTGAAGAGCGGTCAAACAGATGCCCTATCAGTTCTTAGAGATATTAAATCTCAAATAGTTAACGGAGAAAAAGAAAACAAAAACCAACCACTTGATGAAGCTCAAACTTTTAAAGTTTTGGAAAAAATGGTAAGCCGTAGAAAACAATCAATTGACTTATTTATTCAAGGGAAAAGAACTGACCTGGCAGATAAAGAATCTTTTGAGCTTGGTTTGATAGAATCATATTTACCAAAAAAGCTTAGTATAGAAGAAGTGAAAGATATAATTAACAAAATTATTTCAGACAATGGATTTAAAACCAAAAAAGAAATGGGTCTTGTAATTAAAAAATTCAATGAACAATATGCAGGTAAAAGTGACGGCAAAACCGTTTCAGATATTTGCAAAGAGGTTTTGGTTTAATAGACTTTATATTTTTTTTTAACAATCTATATTTATTTGTATCAAAACAAATAAATGAAAGAGGTTAAAGAGTTTTATTCAAATCATAGATTAAAAAGAAAATATTTTGTTGATGAAAAAGATTTTAAGCAAGGAAAATCAATTGAATACTATCAAGATGGAACAATAATGTATGAGACTCACTTTAAAGACAACATAGAACATGGTTTTACTGTTTTTTTTAATAAAGATGGCTCTTTAAAATATATGGGACATCACATAGAAGGCAAAAAGGATGGTATATGGTCTTATTCAGATGCAGAAAAATACTACATAAAAGGAAAAGAATGTGAGAAAGAAGATTTAAAAATTTATTTAATAAAAACAAGATTTAATACAGAAAATTAAGAAATGAGCAAAAAAAGAGCGCACAAATTAAATGAAGAAATTTATTCTTTAACAGTTAGGATTACTGGAGAAGGAATAGAATCGAAAATTTTAACAAGACAAGAAGCATTGGATTTGTCAATTAACCTGGCTAAAGACATGATTTTAATTAATGAAAACGCGAACCCTCCAGTTGTAAAGTTAGAAGACTATAATAAATTTTTGTATCAACAAGAACAAAAAGAGAAAGAAAATAAGAAAAACTCAAAGAAAACAGAAACTAAAGAAATTGGTCTTTCTGTAAACATTGCAGAAAATGACATGAAAACCAAAGCAAGAAAAGCTATTGAATTTTTTAACGATGGAGATAAAGTTAGATTGACATTATTACTTAAATCAAGAGAAAAAGCTGCTCCAGAAAGAGGAGAATTGGTTATGTTAAAATTCCTTGAGTTGGTTAAAGAACATGGTGTTGCAGAAACGCTACCAAAATTCGAAAATAACAAATGGGCTTGTTTAATAAAGCCAAAAAAATAAATGGAAAACCAAAAAAATATTTATAAATTCATTGTTGTCTTTGGAATAATAGTTACATTTGCAGTATATTTTTTATGTATTTGATAAGAAATTATGGGGCAAACCAACATTATGTATTGGATGCAGCGAATCCATAAAATACAATTATCATTAAATTAAACACATAAAGTTATGCCAGAAATAAGAATAAATTTAAACACTGAGGTCGATATAGATGTTCATGATTTTTTTGAAACAATGGATTCTTACGACCAAGAAGAAATGTTTGAGCTTATACTTGGAGATATGACTGAGGATAAGGCAAAAAACATGCTTGAAAGTGAGTTTCCTGGTATTTGCTTATCTGAAAGGTCAAAATTTAAAAAATCAAAATATGATACAATATATGATGATATTTTAATGAATTCATTAATTAAAATATTTAATCATAGAGCTCAATTGTCATTATAAAAAACAGATGAATTAATAAACTTTGCCAAAAATTTATGAATATAAAAGATAAAAATATATCATATTTTTTAGATTATACAAACAAACAAGCAAGTTTTCTTGACGTTAAAATTTTGTTATCAAAACATAAAAATGTTCAAATGACAAAAAGCATGAAAGCTCTTGGATACTTTTATCCTGGTTATAAAAAAGAAAAACCAGTTCTTGCTGTTGCAATAAAAAAAAGTCTTAAAGAATGGCTTTCTGTATTTGTTCATGAATCATGTCATTTAGACCAATGGATAGAAAACACAAAAATATGGAGAGAATCATGTGAACTTGACATATTTGACGATTGGGTTTTAGGCAAAGAATTTGATAAAAAAACATTAAATAAGTCATTAAGAAATTCGATAAACGTTGAACTTGACTGCGAAAAAAGAGCTGTTCAAAAAATAATTGAATGGAATCTTCCAATTGATGTAAAAGAATATATACAACGCTCAAATGCTTACATAATGTCTTATAATTATGTTAAGAAAAAAAGAAGATGGTACAAAAAAGAGAAGTCTCCATATTTAAATAAAAAAATATACAAACAAATGCCTGATGTTTGGTTAAAAAATTATCACGTCATGCCAAAATCAATTCAAAAAATATTTGATACAGAATATAATTTTTAAAAATGAAAAAGAAAACAAGAACAATAACCGTTAATGACGAAAAATATGAGTGGTTGGTCAGGACTGATATAGAATGTCTTTATATTAAAATATGGAATCGTTTTAAAAAAGTTATTCATGATGAAGAACATAAAGGAAATGGCGACATTACACCAAAAACAATAAGAGAAATAATTTTATCAAAACCAAGACCTGTAACAATGTTTTGGGAATTATCTCAAGAAGAACAAAACAGAGACGGAATGTTTGATTTTTCACAAATAAAACAATATTAAAATGAAAGAAAAAAAAGAACCAAATGTTTTGGATATAATTCTTGAAACATATGATGAGTATGATTTTGTTGAAGCTCCTGGGCTTGAAGATGCTGTTGTAGGAGTAGATGCAAATAATTATATATTAATTTATGATATTGAAAAATGTATAGAAGTTATTGCTGAAAATATGGATATTACAGAAGAAGACCTGGATGTTTTTGAAAAAGCACAAGGAATGACTTTAGAAGAAAAAAAATATGAATTGGCAAAAGAACATTTTTATTTTAATGTTTTTGATGCATATGTTGAAGTAAAAGATAAAGATGGGAACGCATTGCCAAGACCGATATTTATGGATTCACAATTTTAAAAACTTTTTTGCCTTTTTTACGTTATATAAAATATAAATCTACCAATATGAACCAACCATTTAAAATAATAAGAAAATTCAAATTAGACAACTATTTAAAAAATGTTCTTGAAAAAAGCACAAGTAATGTTGCTCCATATCACAACTTTTATCACGTTATGTGTATGGTTAAAAATGTATATAACATATCTAAAAGTTTAGATTTTAATGATGAATCAACACGTCCACTTTTAATAGCTGCATTATTTCATGATTTTAACCATTCAATGGGAGCTCACAATGATGCTTGGAATGTTGCGGAGGCAATAAAAAGTTATAAACTTTATTCAAAAGAAAATAAAGAAACCAATCTTAAAGTTATAAATATTATAGAAGCAACTCAATATCCATATGTTATACCAGAAGACCAACTGAGTCTTGAACAAAAAATAATAAGAGATGCTGATTTAATGCAAACGTTTGAATCAAATTATTTACAACAAAACTGGATGGGATTATCCGTTGAAATGAAAACTGATTTATTGTCTTCACTTAAAGGTTCTGAAAAATTTTGGAATTCAGTTAAATTTCATACAGATTATGCTCAAGCTTTGTCTGAAGAAGTTATGCCTAGTAAATTCCAGGACGTTGAATATTTAATTAATCTTTTGTCATGAACAAAAAATACAAAACAAAAAAAGAACTTGATTTAGAAAAACAAAAACTTGGAATTGAAAAAAACAAAAAATATTGTAACGGTTGTGAAAAGTGGTTTGACTCTGGAAACTATTCAAAACATCATGGTGAAAAGTGCTTGATTGGAACAATAAAAGAATATATTCCACAAATAAAAACAATGTATTTGTCTGGAACGAAAATAACGAAAATAGCAAGAGACTTAAAAATAAAATATAGACCAATTTATAAATTAAAAGAAAATAACATTATATGATAAAATTAAATTTAGCCTACCCTGAGAGGTCTGACATTGAGTTTAACGCAATAAGTTATCCTGATGGTCAGCATGATGTTAGAATTTTAAATTTTCTTCAAAGTAACAAAACAAATTTAAGCTTTGAAGATATAAAGAATTCAGAAATAGAAATTGTTTCAAGATTTAATAACTTTATTCATTTGGAATTTATACTTGCTGCAACTCAATCTTTAAGAGAGATTGGTTGTGAAGATATATCACTGAGAATACCTTCGCTTTTTTCAGCCAGATGTGACAGAAAATTTGTTGAAGGCGGAAACTCTTATTTAAAACAAATAACTGCACCAATTTTGAATTTGCAAAATTATTCTTCAGTAACGGTGATTGATGTTCACAATTTTAAACAAGCGAAAAGAAGAATACATAACCTTGTTAATGAGTCCGTTCTACCTCAAATGGTTAAGGAAGCACTAAACGAAATAAAAGGCGATAACTCAACAAAAATAACCTATATTATATCTCCTGACAAGGGTGCTAAACCAAGAACTGAGGCTGTGTGTTCAACATTGAATGGTTGGCATTATAAAACTGTTCAATGTGATAAAGTAAGAGATTTGGATACTTCAAAAATCATTGATTTGGATGTCCCACTTCAGGATTTTGAAGGTATTGACTGTGTTATAATTGATGACATATGCTCAAAAGGCGGCACGTTTGTTGAAATATCAAAAAAATTAAAAGAAAGAAATTGTGGTAAAATATATCTTGTTGTTGCTCATTATGAGGGAACAGCAGACACAAATCTACTAAAAGAGTCTGGTATAGAAAAAATATTTACAACTAACAGCATGTTAGATGTGGAATCATTTGATTTTATTAATCAAATTAATGTGCTTTGATTTTATTTCATAATTGCATGTTCTGCATTCATCTATCTTCATCCATTTCCTTTCCATAAATGGCAAATCTAATTTTAAAAACTTCAATTTTAAAAATTTTAATTGTTCAAATCTATATATTGTCAAATAACAATATCCTCTTGATGTAAATCCAGTTTTTGATATTATATTAAATCTTTTAAAAAGCTCATTTGAAAACCATTCCATGTTTGGAAGCCAATTTTTATGACAGCTAATTCTTATCATATTAGCAAGACCATTTTTGTGTTTTTGTATCATTCCATCTCCATCAATAAATCCACAAAAAAAAGATAAAAATTTCCAATCTTCATCAAGCCATTCTAAATTTGGTGGATTATATGTTTTATTCTCTTTTATTTTCAATTTTTCTTTTAATTTATTTCCAAAAACAATATCTTTACAAGAAAAATAACAATATTCTCTTGATTTTCCATAAGTTTCAATTTTTTTTATTATTATTTTTACATTTAAATAATTTCCCAATTTTTTTAGATGCTCAAAATCAATACTTGATAAACTAACCCTCAAATATCCTCCGCTCCCTATATGTCCATCCGCCATTATAAATCCATACCAATAATAATTTAAACAATCATCCTTCAATAATTTTTTTAATTTATATAAATTTTTATCTTGTAAAGATTTAACATTAAATCTTTGTGCTGCTGCTTTTAATGTTTTTCTTTTTATCCCTAATTTTTGACAAAGAAAATCTTTGTTTTCGTTTGGATATTCTTTTTTTAACAAATCTATTTTTTCCTGTGTCCACTTTATTTGTGGTTTGATTAATTGTGACATAATTTGATTTTTTTATTTGTTCAACCATCAGAACAAATTTTGTCTATAATTAGTAATAAAAGTTTTGTTTTCCATTTTATTTTAAAAAATAATTGAAAAAAACAAAACTTTTTGTTTATTTTTACGTTTTAAAAAAAATTCATGAAGAAAAAAATTATACACATTGACCAAGATGATGTTCTATGTGACTACATGGGAGCTTTTATTTCAGATATAAAAGAAAATCCATTAATCAGATACCCTCAATCAATTCCAGGTTTTTATTTAAAACTAGAACCTTTACCAGGAGCAATTGATGGAGTTAGGTTGTTACAGGAAAAATATGAAGTTTATATAGCAACAAGACCTTCATATATGAATGCTCATTGCTATACAGAAAAAAGACTTTGGATTGAAAAATATTTTGGTCTTGAAACTTGTCAAAATCTACAATTAGTCCCAAATAAAAATTTACTTATTGGTGATTATTTGATTGATGATTTTCCAGATTGGAAATTTAAAGGAACGCAGCTTCTATTTGGGTCAGAGCAATACCCAGATTGGAACTCTATTATAAATTATTTTGATAAAAAATATAGCATTTTGTAATTCTTATCAATTACAAATTCAAAATTATATCTCTGTTCTAAACAAGCCTTTTGTTTAGCAAGATTTAAGTCTAAGTGTTGATTATATGTATAATTTGATTTTACCATCCAAGTCTGCCTTCATCAAACTTCTAAGTCTTTTTCCTATAGAATATCCATTCTTTATACAAAATTCATCGTATTGCTCTTTCAAGTCAAAATTTAATCTAAAATTGAACAAACAATCTTTTACTGGTTGTTCTTTTGTCTTTCTGTTTCTTGTTTTCATGTCTTTATGTTTATTTACTTATAAATAGTATGAAAAAATTTATTTTCCATTTTAAAAAAAAAGATTAAATTTGCACTCAAACAAATACAATGAAAAAACAGAAATCAAATAAAAAAACAATCACCATCGCTATTGATAATGATGTCAATATTCAATTAGATGAAAAAAGTATCAATAAATCTAAGTTGATTAATACATTATTAAAAAACTCGCCAAAAGAAGAATATCCAAATTGGCAAGCTGTTTTAAAATATCTTTTATAAAAAATGGAAGAATTAATTAAACAAATTGATAATAGTTGGATGATTTATCATGACCCAAAAATCAAAATGTCTCCAACAGAAGCTCAAATAATATTGAATCAGATATTAATTATGAATAAACTTAAAGAATTGTTTGAATGATGGAATTTTTAGGCGAAAAAACGTGCATGACAAAAGACATAGGCACGAATGGAAATTTATTTGGCGGCATAATGTTATCATTACTCGATGAAGTTGGCGCAAGTTATGAAATGAGAGTCATACATAATCCCAAAGTTGTAACCCTTAAAATGTCTGAGGTTATTTTTAAAAAACCAGTTAAAGTTAATAATATTGTTAGAGTTTATGGTGAGGTAAAAAAAATGGGAACGAGCTCTTTAACAATTAAACTTGAAGCAAAAGTTTATAATGTATATACAGAAGTGGAACAAATAGTTTGTGAAACAGATGTAATATATGTTAGAACAGACGAGGAAGGTTCTGCCATTCCTATATCAGATAAAGTTAGAGAAAAGTATGCTGAATTATTGAAAAAATCTTAAATAAATTAAATGAAAATAGTTTTTATATCTGATACTCACGGAGCAAAATTTCACACAAAACTTGAAATACCAGAGTGTGATGTTGTTGTTCATTCGGGAGATATTGGTGGAAGAACGACTACCCTGGAGTTGGCTGAGTTTTTAAATTGGTTTGAAAAATTACCAGCAAAAAAGAAGATATTTGTAGCTGGAAACCATGATATATGCATGGACTATGATTGGGTTCAAAGACAGGCAGACAACAATGTTATAAGCGGTTTGGTTGCAGAACAAATATATCAGGATGCAATGAAATTAATAAAAAAATTTGATGTTGTTTATCTTCTAAATTCTGGCTATGAATATGAAGGAATTAAATTCTGGGGCTCTCCTTATTCTCCTTCTTTTAATCGTCAATATTGGGCTTTTAATGCCGATAGAGGCGAAGAAATTAAGCAATATTGGGACATGATACCAAATGATACGGATGTTTTAATAACACATTCTCCACCAAAATTTATATTAGATAAATGCATTAGTGGTGGTTTTCATGCTGGATGTGAAGAATTAAACAAGAAAATAAATGAATTTCAATATCCAATACATTGTTTTGGACATATACATGAAGGATATGGTTTTCATTGGCAAAATAAGACACTTTGTTTAAATGCATCTGTTTTAAATGAAGATTATAAATTAACAAACAAACCTTTTTTGGTTGAAATAAACACAATAAATGAAGGACATAAAGAGGTAAAAATAATAATATGAAAAAAATAATTGTAATATCAATTTTGGCATCTATAATTTTTTGTAGCTGCAATCAAAGACAAAGCGATAAATATAAGGAAAATATTCAACCTATTATTGGAAACGGATATCCTTATAACATTAAAGGTATAATAATTATAGATGGTTGTGAGTATTTCAAAGAAAGAACAGAAGGTTATTATATTTATGTTCATAAAGGAAATTGTAAAAATCCAATTCATAAATGTAAATGTGACTCAGATAAATAAACAAACATGATAGAAATAAAACCTCCAAAACCACACGAAAATTACAAAAAATTTACCATTTTTGCTGGCGGAACCATTGAAATGAGCCTCTCAGAAGACTGGCAATCTAAACTTAAAGAAGAACTTAAAGATTATGACATAATAATTTTGAATCCAAGACGTTCAGAATGGCATGAAGAATGGATTCAATCAATTAATAACCCAAATTTTAATTTCCAGGTAAATTGGGAACTAGATGGTCTTAAAAAAGCAGATATAATTTTTATGTATTTTGACCCAATATCAAAATCTCCTATTAGTCTTTTGGAAACTGGATTACATGCTAAAGATGAAAAAATGATTGTTTGTTGTCCAGATGGTTTTTATAGAAAAGGTAATGTAGAAATAGTTTGTTTTAGAGAAAACATTCCTTTGTTTAATTCTTTTGAAGAGTCGTTGGCAGCTTTAAAAAATGTTTTGAATAATATCCTTAATAAAGTTTAACTTTTTATAAAAATTTTTTTATTTCTTCTAATACATCTCTATTAAACAATTCGGTTGACCAATTTCTAAAAACAAAAAATTATGAATGCACTACTTTTAACAGATGGTTATAAAACATCACATCACAAAATGTATCCAAAAGGAACAGAAATGGTTTACTCAAATTTCACGCCAAGAAGCGTGAAATTTATGCCAAATGAAGCAAAACAAATATTAATTTTTGGAATTCAATATACTGTAAAATATATAAAAGATGTTTTTGATAAAGATTTTTTTTCCAAACCAAAGGAAGATGTTATTAATGAAATTAAAAAATATATGTCTTCTTATACTGGCTCTGATTATGATGTTTCTCATTTTGAGAAGCTGCATGACTTAGGTTATTTGCCAATAGAAATACATGCCATTCCAGAGGGAACCTTGTCTAACTCTCAAATTCCTATATTGACATATTTTAATACCAAAAAAGAATTTTATTGGGTAACAAATTATCTCGAAACTTTAATCTCAACTCTTTTATGGAAGCCGTTGCACTCAGCAAGCATGGCTTATGGTTTTAAAAAAATTCTTACTGAATATTGTCTTAATACTGATAAAAAGTCAATTGATTTTGTTGATTTTCAAGGTCATGACTTTTCTGAAAGAGGTATGCAAGGAATAGAATCTGCTTTATCTTCTGGCATGGGATTTACATCTTGCTTTAAAGGTTCTGATACTTTGCCTGTTTTATGGGGAAATGAATATTATTACAAAGAACCAAATAGCGCGTTTTCAGTTCCAGCAAGTGAACATGCTGTCATGACTTCATATGGAAAAGAATCTGAGGAGGATGCTTTTAATAGAATTCTGGACTTATATCCTACTGGAATTGTGTCTATAGTTTCAGATAGTTATGATTTTTGGAAAGTTCACACAAAAACAATTTATAATCTCAAAGACAAGATTATGAAAAGAGAAGGTAAAGCTGTTTTTAGAGGAGATAGCGGAGAGCCTGTAGATATTGTTTGTGGTTTAAGTCATAAATATTCATCTTACAATGAATATTGCGAGTATATGATTGCTCAAAATAAAGAACCTAATAAAGCAGAATATAAAGGACAAATAGAACTTTTATGGGATTGTTTTGGTGGAACAATAAACGAACAAGGATATAAAGTTTTAGATTCTCATTGTGGAGCCATATATGGCGATGGAATAAACTTTTATAGAATGAAAGAAATTTGTAGAATCTTGAAAGAAAAAGGATTCGCTTCTACTAATATTGTATATGGAATAGGCTCTTTTTCAATGGGTTATGCAACAAGAGATTCTCAAGGTAGCGCAGTTAAGGCTACTGCTTGTGTTGTAAACGGAGAATTCAGAGAAATATTTAAAGACCCAATTACAGATAGCGGAAAAAAATCAGCCAAAGGCTTACTTATGGTTTATAAAGATGAAAATGGTGAATATAAATTGAAAGACCAATGCACTTGGGAAGAAGTATATTCTCCGAAAAACGAACTAAAAACTATATTTAAAGATGGTAAGTTTTACAACGAAACAACTCTTACTGCAATTAGAAATAGAATAAACAAACAACTGGAAAAAGAATATGCAGAAATGGCTGTTACAAAACCTGACGTAGTATCTGCCTAATTTTTAATCTTAATCCTTCAGATAAGCCAGCGGTAGCAACTGCTGGCTTATCTTTTTCTTTTACTCTTAAAACTTTAGTTCCATAAATAGGATTATCAAATTTAACCATAATGTTATAAATTCCATCTTCTACTTTTTTTACAGATTCAATTTTTCCTTTTCCAAAGTCTTTATGTATATAACGAGCGCCTTTCTTATATTCTCCTTTTTTTTCTAACTTTTCAACAGCCTTATTTCCTGACTCTTTTATGTCTGAAATTCTGTTTTCAATTTGTTTTATTTTGCTAACAAAAAAATTTGTTTCATTTTGATTAAACCTTTGTTTGTTTTTTTCAAAAAAATCTTTTACATCATTAAGATTTTTTTCAAGAACAACAACACTTTTTTCTTCCCTGGGGTTAATTTGAGCAAAGATTTTTATTTGATTCATTGTTATATCTCCTAAATTACTTTTTTCTCCAGTCTGAATTGTATAAGCTTTTTGTTCAAGAGATTTATCCAGATTTATTATATAATTTAATTTAGGAAAAGATTCAACTGATTTTGATATTTTTAAACCTATAATATGTCGCCAAGCCTTTTTCAATAATTCTTCATCAGTTGTGTTGACATCAACATTCATTATAGTTTCTCCAACATTTTTAATAAATGAAATTACAAACATAGAACCAGAGAATTCTTTTTTACCTTCTTTACTGGAAGATTGGGTTGTTATTTCTGGTATCACTTTATTGCCTTTATAAATCAAAACTGGTATTATTAATTTATAGATAATTGCCTCATCTTCAGGAAACATTCTATTTCTAATTAAATCTAATCTTTCTTTTGCAGCAAGAGCAATTTTATCCTTTATTTTCTGTTTTAACTTATCATCAAGCTCTTCTCCAGGAATAGAAACGTCTTTAATATTAAAAACCCTTTCCTCTATTCTTTTTTCCAAGTGAGGAGAAGAAATATATTCATATAAATTTATTTGTTTTTTCATTTATTTTAAGTATGTTTCAAAAATTATATTTCTAATCATGATTCTCATTTCATCAAGACTTTCTGGCTCTTCTTCAGTTTGTTCTCTTCCCTCTTGTTTATCGGCAATTTCATCTATTTTCTCAATCAAATAAGCGGAAACCTTTTGAATTACGTCAAGATTTTTCTTTATTTTTTCTTTATTAGCACCCCACAAAGCAAGATAGGTTGGATGGTGACTAACAGGCAAATCATAATGTTTCAATATAATATAAGAAACGCTTTCAGCTTGTAATTCTCTTAATGCTGCTGGGTTCTTATCAGCCTGATTTTCTGCATCTATATAAAAAGGACTAGATTTCTTCCAGTGCATTAATTCGTGAGCCATTTCATGAATCATGGTTGATATTTTTGCAACACCAGCTATATCTGACGATAAATTAATATGTTTTCCTGCACTAAATCCCTTTTCCCCTCTATTTGAATCGTTTTGAGTTACTTCAATTCCTAATTTTTCAGCAAGTATTTTTACATATTGAAACAACTTTTCTGCAACCTCACTTGGTTCATTTTCACCAAACCATTTTGGTTGCTCTGGAACCTCCCCTCTCTCGTCAATTGGCTCCGTGTCTGCAATATCAAAAACTTTAACTGCTAAAAATCCCTGTGGTGTATCTTTTTCTATTGCATCGTCTAGTTCTTTGTTTGCTTCCTTTTTAGTTCCATCTTTTTTCTTAAATCTTGGAGCCAATATTGTAATGCTTTTTGCTCCCTTTTTAACCTGGCGATGTAATTTTTCCTGCCATTGTCTATATCCAGCAACACGAGTAGCTTTTGGATTTTGTAAATATATTAAAAGGGTATTGTATAAACTATGACCTCTAAACTTTGAAAAAAATGTTAAATATCTTCTTATTTCTGCTGAAAGTGCAGCTTCATCTGTCACGTTTGATAAATCATCAATATATAATGATATTTTATCTTTTATGCTTCCAGTGTCCATTCCTGACATAGCAGCAACAAATTCTTCTAATTTTTGCACATCTTCAATAAATTCAGTAGTATATTTTCTTTTTTGATTAATTTTATTAACAGCATCTTTTGCTTGGTCAAAGTTGTCTAAATCTATAACCCAAGCACCATTATTCCACACAAAACCAGCCTTTTTTAAATCATCTTTATTAAAATAAGTCTCTTGTTTTGACAATTTTTCATCTGGATTATTTGAAACAACAATCAATCTTTTATTTGCAGTGTCTTTTTTTAGAATCAAAGCTTCATTTAAGATATTTTTAAGCATATTTTTTATAATAAATATTTAGTTTTTTTGTAAAACATTTATTTTTGATTAAAATTTATTTATGAATAAAATATGCCTTAGTATAATTCTTGTTTTTAATGTTTTTTTGATATTTGGTCAATGTCCTACAAATGGTGATTCTCCAAAAGAAAAATTACAAATTCTTGACTCTTTAAAAAACAGGTCTGTAAAACCAAACATTAAACCAATACCTTTAATTGTTGAAAACTTTATTTGTAAATGTAAAGATGAGCAAAAATTTTCCTCAAATGAATACGTATCAGTCACTGGGTATATTGTTGGGGTAAAATATGGTGGAGCAGAAACTTGTGAATGTCACAGCAAAGATAAAAATGATTTAGATTATCACATAGAAATTGCAGCAAATCCAAATGAAAAAGACAAAACAAATATGATGATTTGTGAAATGACCAGGTTTACAAGAAATATGTCTATTTCCGACATTAAAGTCTTAATTGGACATAAGGTAGAGATTGAAGGATATTTATTCTTTGATGAAGAACACGCTCAAAATGCATATAATACCAATCCTAATGGAACTAATTTGTGGCGCGGGACCATTTGGGAATTACACCCCGTTTTCAATATAAAATTAATTGAATAATTTTTCTTGTTTTATTGAGAATAAAATTCTAAATTTGCCTAAAAATAATACAAATGGGCAAAATAACTTACGAAGAAAAACCTTATTTTTGTGAACAATTTTTTAAGGGAACATACAACAAGAAACCTTTTACATTAATTGACAGAAATGATGAAGTTTATGTTAATTTTGATTCACATTACGAATGTGAAACACATGAATTTGATGCAATTCTACAAAATATCATAAACCAATATAAAACAAATAAAAATGGAACAACTAAAACTAGAAAGAAATAAGTTTTATGCAACATTATCATATTTAAGCGAAATAAACTCAACGAGTTTGTTAGATATGGATTTTGGTGATTTATTTGATGATGGAAAAGACCTAACCAAAGATGAAAAAGAAAGTTATTTTTGGGGATGTGAAAGATTAAATAAAATAGATACCATTCTAAAAATAGTAAAAGAAAAAGATTTAAAAAATAAAACAAAATAAAATGAAACAATACTTAGAATTATTACAAGAAATAAAAGAAAAAGGAACTTACAAGCCAGCTGCAAGAGAAAACATGCCAGGAACTCAAAGTTTATTTGGTCATCAATTCAGACACAATCTACAAGAAGGCTTTCCTCTTCTAACCACAAAAAAGATTTACTGGAAAGGAGTAGTGGTAGAGCTCTTATGGTTTTTGAGAGGAGATACAAACATTAAATATCTTGTTGATAATAAAGTAAACATTTGGAATGAGGATGCTTATAACTTTTATTGCAAAAAAGCTAAATCAAATGATGGAGAAGAATTGGACAATATATTGCAGCCTGTATCAAATAAATTAAATACACGCAATCCTAATCCAGAAGAAATTGATGTGTATTCAATGTTTACTTTTGAAGAATTTATAGAAAAGATAAAAAGCTCTTCCAAAGAATCGCTGCCAACATATAAAGATTACACTCTTGGAGATTGTGGTTATCAATACGGTAAAGTTTGGAGAGATTGGCAAACAGATATGACAGTTGAAAAAAACGTTGACCAAATTAAAAATGTATTAGACAGTCTTCGTAAAAACCCAGAAAGCAGAAGACACATTGTAACAGCTGTAGACCCTGCTCACGACAACAATCTGGCTTTATATTGGTGTCATGCAATGTTTCAATTTAACTGTCGTCCTTTGACAATTGATGAGCGCGAAGAAGCATCTTCTAAGATGGGTTTTGGATACCCTTCAACAGACAAAAGAGATGAGCATTTTGAATATTACAAAATACCGAAATATTATCTTGACTGTAATATCTATGTCAGAAGCAATGATGTAATATTGGGGGCTCCATTTAATATAGCAAGTTACGCTTTGTTAATTCATGTTTTTTCTAAAATATGCAACATGACACCTGGAACCTTAATTTATACAATTGGAGATGCACACATATATGACAACCATAAAGAAGCTACTGAAGAACAGTTATCAAGAACGCCTACTAAATTGCCAACATTAAACATATCAGATAATATAGATTGGAATTATGTAAAAAATACATATGATTTTAATTTACTTAATCATACAGATTTTGTGCTTGAAAATTATAATCCACAAGAAAAAATTAAAGCTGAACTTTCGACTGGATTTGTTAAATAATTATAATTTTAGGGTTTCCTTTTAGTTTTTGAATTTATCGTTCTATTTATAATAAAATAGAACATGGTAGGAATTTATAAAATTGAAAACATTATTAATAAAAAATGTTATTATGGTTCATCTAAAAACATTGAAAAAAGATGGAGCTGTCATAAAAATGATTTAAATAAAAACAAGCATGACAATTCATATCTCCAAAGGGCTTGGAACAAATATGGAAAAGAAAATTTTATATTTGAGATAGTTGAATTATGCAGTAAAGATTGTGATGATATAAAACTAAAAGAAATTGAACAAAAATATTTAGACTTAAAACCAAAATATAATATTGCCATCAAAGCAAATGGCGGAGACAACATAACGAATAATCCAAATAGAGAAAAAATAATTGAAAACATAAAACATGCTTGCAAAAAAGCAATGAATAATTTATCTACAGAGGACAAGAAAATTAAATTTTCAAGACCAATGGAAAAAAATGGCAATTGGAAGGATGGTTCATCTTATGTTTATTGTAAGTGTGGGAAAAGAATCGGTTATGGAAATCAATATTGTCAAAAGTGTAGACCAAGAACTGGTAAAAATAATCCATTTTATGGTAAATCACATACAGATGAATACAAAAAGAAAGCATCAGATAGACAGGTTGGGAAATATAACGGAGAACAAAACAAACCAATTATTATAGATGATGTTGAATATCGTTCTGCTGGTGTAGCATCAAAAATATTAAAAATTCCAATGGTAACGATTAGATGGAGAATTTTGAGTAAAAACCCAAAATATAAAACGTATCATTATAAAGGAGAAGATAAAATATGTTATACCAAAGAAGAACAGCATGAAAGAATTAGCAAGCATTTAATTGGCAGAAAAACAACTAACAATAAACCATTTATTATTGACGATGTTAAATATGAAACTTTAAATGAAGCGAGTGGAAAATTAAAAATTCATCCAATGACAATAAAAGGAAGATTAAAATCAATAAATAAGAAATTCAACAATTATAAATATATTTGACAAAATAAACAATGCAATGAAAGCAATTCTGGCTGTTAACAATTTAAATTTTATTGGATTAAATGGAGGCATTCCTTGGAAATGCAAAGAAGATTTTCAACATTTTAAAAAACTGACTTTACAAAGCGAACAAGAACAACCAATTCTTTTGGCTGGATGGAACACCTATCTACATTTACCTCAATTAAAAGGCAGAGTTGTTATTTGTGATAAAAGAGATTTTTCAATAGAAGATTCAAAAATAACATTTGATTGGTGCATTGGCGGCAAAAAGACTTATGAAAAATATTGTCATTTATTCACCGAATTACACATTAGTCATATAGATGACAATACAATTGGAGATTGTTTGTTTCCAGATTTTACAAATTTAAACAAAGAGTGTAAAATAATAAACTATCACTTTAAAACAAATTGATTGGAAAATATTTTTCTTTTTGTAAAGAAAAAGTTCAATCTTATGGGCTGAGAATAAGAAGCTTTATAAATAAAGAATTAAATGTCAAAAAAATTAATAGAACAATTAAATAATAAAAAATATTACGCAAAAGATAAAATAGATTTTCCATCAACAACAGGAGTGTATTGTATTTATTTTGAAAGTTGTAATTCAGATAAAATATATGTTGGTAGCACTTCAAAAAATTCGTCAAAATATAAGAGTGAAAACGGATTTCGTTCCAGGTTCAGAGAGCATTTAACACAATTAAAAAATGGAAAACATCATTCTATAAAATTGCAAAATTCATATAATAAATATGGAGAAGAAAAAATTGTTTTTAAAATATTAGAAATATGTGAACCAAAAGAATGCTTAATTAAAGAACAAAATTACATTAATAAATATAAATCATATAAACTTGGATATAATTGTAGAGAAAATTCAAGTAGTATGCTTGGATTTAAACATTCAGACGAAACAAAAAATAAAATAAAAAACGCTACTAAAAAAGAAAGAGATATATATGCAAGTGAAATAATAAAATTATATGAAAAAAATAAAACAAAAGAAATTGCAAAAACGATTGGTTTATGTAAAGCAACAGTTTGCAAAATTTTAAAAGAAAACAATATAAAGTTAAAAACAAGAGCATGTTATACTAAAAATAAAATATTTCAATATAATCTGGATGGAAATCTTATTAAAGAGTGGGAAAGCGCTTATGAATGTTATACAGAGACTGGTATTATCGAAGGAAATATAAGAAGAGTTCTAAAAAAACAAACATCAAAAGCCAAAGGTTTTTATTTTGATTACAAAAAACTTAACCCAAAAGAAGTAATTGACTCAATTAAAGAATTAAAAATAAACATGAAAAATAAAGCAAAAATAAATTATAAAAAATCTTTTACAAAAGAAAGAAAAGAACAGTTATCTAACACGAACAAAGGAAACGGTTTTAGGAAAAGAATTAAAAATATAAAACAACTTGATTTATGTGGAAATTTAATCAAAGTATGGGTTGATTCAAAAGAAATAGTTAATTATTATAAACTTAAAAGCGCAACTCCAATTTTAAGAGTTTTAAAAGGAGAAAGAAAAAAATTCAGAAATTGTAGGTGGATTGTTTAAAAAATAAAATTTATTTTTTGCAACTTTTTGTTTAATTTTTCGTTTTAATAATAAATAAAACACAAATCAACATGAAATTAGAATTAACAAATCCGAATTATTGTGCTACTGTTTTTAAAGTAGAAAAATTAGTAGATTTAGAAAATTGCAACAATGTAGTTGGATTAATCTGTTTTGGAGAACAAGCTATTGTTGGAAAAGACACTAAAATTGGCGATATTGGTCTTTTTTTTAATGCTGAGAACGCACTTTCACAAGATTTTTGTTTTAATAACAATTTATTTAGAGATAAACAACTAAATAAAGATAAAAATACTGGCGGATATTTTGAATTGAATAGAAGAATAAAAACAATGAAGTTTAGAGGACATAAATCTTCTGGTTTATTTATGCCTTTATCTTCATTGAATTATTTAGATGTAAATTTAAATGACCTAAAAGTTGGTGATGTTTTTAATAAAATTGACAATTTTTTAATTTGTGAAAAATACGTTAACCGCTCTGCATTGAAGCAGTCTGGATTACCTGGAAGCAAAAAAGACAAGAAAGTTGCTCGTCAAAGCAAGCTTGTTGAAGGTCAGTTCAGATTCCACATTGACACAAGCCATTTGTCGAAAAATATGCATAATATTGACCCAAATGATTTGATTTCAATTACGAACAAGCTTCACGGTTGTGTTCATGAAAACACAGATATTGAAACTTTAGAGTTTGGAATTTTAAAAATAAAAGAAATTGTTGATAAAAAGATAAAATGTCATATTAAATCTTTTGACACGACAACAAAAGAGATTGTTTATGTTCCAATAGATGATTATTATTATAAGAAAAATGACGGTGATTGGTTTGAAATTGAACTTGAAAATGGTCAAAAAATAATAATCACTGGAAATAATCCAGTTTGGATGCCAGAGTTAAATTGTTATCGTGAAGTGTATGATTTAAAAGAAAATGATATTTTATTGGTAGATTAGGATTTTAATCTTTTTCTTGATATTTATCTTAAAAATAAATATCATGGAATCAAGCAATTTATCAGTAACATGTAATGAGTGTGGAAAAATTTTTAATAATAAAAATCCAAAAACATCTCTTTTTAAGCATAAAATCTGGTGTGATGGGAAGAAAAATTTTTTAGAAAAATATTCATTAAACAAAGAAATATTAAAAGAGGAATATGAAAAACTTGGAAGTGTTTTGTCTTTTAAAAACAAATATCCTTTTTGGATAGGATTTAATACATATTATAGACTTTTTAGAGATATGGAGGTTGTTGTATCAATTAAACAATCTTCGAATAATCAGAAAACAAAATTAAAAAGAAAAAAATACAATACAGAAAAATACGGATGTGAACATAATTTTTGCAGAGACCACCCATCGAGAAAAGAGTGGGAAAAAAAAATGTTTAACGAAGAAGGAATAACAAATGTTTTTCAACGAGAATCAGTAAAACAAAAATCCATAGAAACAATAATAAAAAGATATGGAACTGAGCTTTATACAATGCACAATGGAACTGTTAGAGGAATGAACATTATTAGCAAAGTAAACAAAAAAGTTTTTGATATACTTTCAAGTGCTGAGATAGAGTTTGAAATAGAGTTGAAAATAAAAAAACCAAAAGGATACTATTATTCATATGATGTTCTTATTTCAAATACAAATAAAATAATTGAAATTAATGGAGATTACTGGCATGGAAATCCAAAAATTTATAAACCAAACGACATTATATTAAAAAAAACAAGTTGTGAAATATTAGTTAAAGATAAATGGATGAAAGACAAAAAAAAGATAAAATTAGCAAAAAACAATGGGTATGAAGTTATGATTGTTTGGGAATATGATTTAAAAAATAATTTTGAAAAAACGGTAAATAAAATTATACAATATGCAACAAGTAAAAATTAAAAGTATTAAAAAATTAGACATTAAACATGACAGGTATGACCTGACTGTGAATTCTACTAAAAACTTTTTTGCAAACAACATATTGATACACAACACTTCCTTTGTTGTATCAAAAGTTTTGTGTAAAAAAATGCTTAAATGGCATGAAAGAATTCTAAAGAGATTTGGCGTTAATATTGTTGATACTCAATACGATACTGTATACAGTTCGCGCAAGGTCATAAAAAATTCTTGGATGTAACATAAATTTTATTTATATTTCCATTTATATCCATAACAAGTTTTTATTCCTTTTTTATTTTTTAAACAATAGGTAATATGAGAGCTTTTTTTAAAAAAAGAGGCATTTGCTGATTTTATAGAGTCAAATTCTTTTATAAAATTACCATTTAAATCGAATTGTAAAACTGCTCTTTTTGTTTTACTTCTATCTTTTTGCTTTGGAACACCTTTATAAAGATGCCCAAAATCAACATAAGACCAAAAATAATTATAAGCAAATATTTTTTTCGCAATAGCTTTTCTTATATTTCCTGGGTCTACGTTCATTTCTCTTTGAATCTCTACTGCTCCATACCATTTTTTTATAAAATTACCATCCTTATCGTATTGATATATTATTTTACTTGAATTATGGTCTTTGCCAAACTTTCCAAGCATTGCGTGATTTAATGATTTTTTTAAATTAGATTCAACACTAAATTTTATACCCAAACAACTTCCAGCTGTTTTACAGACATTATATTCAGGATTTATTTCGTCAAGATAAAATTGTTCTCTTTTAATTAAATTTTCTAAAACATCTACACTCTCCAAAATTTCAAAAACAAAATTGGATGCTCCATATTTATTCCAAGCTCTTTGTAAATATATAGAGTGGTGTTTTTTTTTATTTAAAGAACTTTTATGTGTTCTAAACCCACCTTCAATATCAACTGCACTTCCAACATAAACATGATTGTTTGTTATGTTTTTTATTTGATAAATTCCACTTCTTTTATTTCTCATTTTTAAATACTTTATGATAAATAGTTATGAAAAATGAATTTTACAATATTTTATAAAAATTAAAAAAATATATTTTTCATAAATTTTTATTTTCTGAAACTTTTTTGCTAATTTTGCGTTATGATAATGGTAATATAAAAATCAATATAAAATTATGTTCGAAAAAATAAAAAAATTTTTTAAGAAAGAAAATCCTCCAGCTAAAGTTCACTTTTATAGAGAAGATATTTGGGGCGAAATATCAAAAACACTTGAGCCTTTTGTAACAGAAGGTCTTACAATGTATGGAGAAGCCGTTGGTTATACTAAATCTGGCGGATATATTCAAGCTGCTAAAGGTGGTCTTGGTTATGATTATGGATGCGCTCCAGGCGAGTTCAAGCTTTATCTTTACAGAATAACATTCACAAACTATTCTGGTAAGGTATTTGAATTCTCTGCAAAGCAGGTTAAGGATTACTGTGCAAAATTCGGTTTGAACTATGTTCCTGAATTTTATTACGGATATGCTAAAGATTTGTTTCCAGAATTATCTTTAACGGAACATTGGAATCAAAATTTTTTAGAAAAACTTAGCGAAACTTATCTTGAAAAAGATTGCGATATTTGTGTAAACAAGGTTCCTGCTGAAGGAATTGTGCTTCGTAAAGAAACACTTGATATTGATGTTTACAAACACAAAAGTTTCAGGTTTAAAATGCAGGAATCTGAAATGCTTGACTCTGGTGAAGTTGACCTTGAAACACAAGAATCTGAACAAGGTTCTGATGAATAATTAACAAGGTCATGGTATTTTCCATGACCTTTTTTTAAATTTAAACACATGAATATTTTAGACTTATTGAAAGGTAAAAAAATTTTAATAAAAACAGATGTTGGCATTGATGTAGAAATTGAAATTGAAAAAGTTGAAATAAATCATCATTCAGAAGATTTAGAGCCAGCAACAATATCAAATGATTGGTGGCCCGCCAGCAGAGAGTGGGACACTTATAATGTTTTTTTTACAAATGGATACAAAAAAACATATTCTTCAATTGAAGAAATTCAAATCGTTGAATAAAACTTTCTTTTTCCATAAAATGATTTATTTTTAATAATAAATAAAAATTATGTCTTCTGTAGTTCTAAAAATTAAAGATTCTTTCAATAAAGCCTTAAATAAGGGTTTAAAATGTGATGTTTTATATTTAAACAAACAAGATTATGCCGATTTTTGCTCAGATTTACAGATGGAAAGCGCATCAGAAATTGATATAAGCGGAATTAAACTATCTATTGTAAAAACAGAAGGTAAAGATAAATCTTATTTGCATATTGATATTACTAATATTTCAAAAACTAAAAATAGCAAAAAAGACAAAGACAAAGAAGTAATAGACAAATATTACATTTAACCTTTTTTGTTAAAGGATTTAATTTTTTCTTTCACTTTTTGAGCCTTTTCAAACTCTTCGTTATCTACATATTTTTTTAATTCTGCATTAAGTTCTTCGAGAGTAGGCTTTTTCTTTTTTATTTTTGATTTTGTTGAAGAGCTTTTTTCTTTAATTTCTTCTTTAAGAAACTCTTCAGCAGGAACAAATGAAATAGGAAAATTTTCTTCTATATTTTCATTCATATTTTTTATTTGAGCCCTTATTTCATTGGATATAGAAATTTGCTGCTCTGGAGTTCCATGATATGTTAAATCATATAAAAACCCAGACAATAACTCAAACAATATAAATTGCTTAATTCCTTTTAATTTTAATTCAGATTTATTCTTTTGAAAGTCAACTTCACGATAAAGAATCACTTTATTTAACCTTAAAGGCAAATCTTTCCAATTTCTTAATGGTATAATTTGCATCGCTCTTGTTGGAACATCAAAAGGGTGTTTTCTTTTAAAATTATTTATTTTTCCATAAAAAGTAACCCATTCAGATATATAATTCACATTGCTTTCTTGAACACAGTCTGTTTCCCAGGCAATTTCTATAATATCTGACTCTTTGGCGTATTCTTTTTCTGGCTCGTTGAATGTTTCCTGGTAAAATAAATTAATACTCAATCCATGATTAAAAGCAGAAAAGCTTTTATCAATATCAATAAAATGTTTATTTAATTGGACTATAAAATCTTTTACTGTAATGTTTATATCGAAATCAACTATATGATTGTAATAATCAGAAAATGGTTCGGGCAATTCTTCAATGTTAGTTTCAACAAAGTCATTAAACTCTTCTTTATAAACAAATGTTGTTATTTTATCTTTATAGAATTTTATCAGATGATTCATAGTTTTTTTTACAAATTTAGTTATTTAATTTCTATTTTCAAATTTTTTTAAAGTAGAAATGTATATTTTTATTTTATCCTTATATTTTATAGCATCATCAGTATATATATATAGTTCGAAAATTTTTAAATCAACTAAAGACTTTGCATCTTTTTCGTCTTTATACTTCTTGAATTTAAATCCAAGTTTTCTATGTATTAAAAAAGCTATTTCTTTGTTTGAATGACTTTTTATTAACCTGGAGAGCTTGTATTTTTCAAAAAAATCAATCATTTTTAAATAATCTTCAGCTCCATAAAGCATAACTTTGTTGTAAGAATTGTCTTTTACCTTGCTTTTGTTGCCAAAATACCAAGGCATAAATTCCATGTAAAAACTTTTATCCACATCTTCTGTTAACCGAATGCTCCCAAAAGAATATTTATATCCCAATCCGTAAAAAAAAGAAAAAATTTTATATGTCAATCTATTAAACCCAAAAGGTAATAATAATTTAGTTACATTTTTGCACAAAAAATTATTTATTTTTTCTATTTTTTCTTGATTCATATATTTAAAATAAAAAAGCCCCGATAAAATCGAGGCTTTATTAAAATAATGTATTTTTTTTAAAATTCAAACGAATCTACATTGAAATCATAATTTTTGTTTTTTTCACCAAACCCAACTGAGTTTCTTTGTGTTCCTTGATAAACTGGAGCGTCAGACTTAAAAGAATGCATATTTTTAATGGAATTTATTCTTTTACTCTTTACTTCATTAAAAGTATTAATTGTCAAATCTTTTTCATTAGCGTCACAGTGTTCAACAGAATCTTCACAAATGTATTTAATTTCTACTCCTGTAAGCCCATTAAATAGCTCTAAAAGCTCTTTTTTGTGACTCTCTATGTTCTTATACCTTTCTTCACCAATATAAAGCTTAACGCAGTCTAATGCGTAATTTCCTTCAAGACCACCAAATTCATACATTTCATCAACCCTTTCTCTCCTTTCTGTAACTGTTTTATTTATTCTTTCAGGAAAATTTGTTGTCATAATGACAACACATCCAGCCGTATTTTTTTCGTGCATAAACCCAGACAAAGCATTTTTTACTGAAGAGTTCAACCTGGAAGCTCCACCATCTGGATTATAGCGAGAAATTGCTTCTTCTGCTTCTTCTAACATAATTATTGTTGGAACCTTATATTTAGCACACTTCATTTGATGTTCAATCATAGCGGCTATATTATCAGTAAAAACAACTGAATGGGTTGATTTATATTTATTTGCTAAATTTTTTATAAATTCAGTTTTTCCAGTTCCAATTTGAGAATAAAGCAAAATTTTTCTATCAAAAAATTTTCTTTTTTCAAGTCTATCAAAATGAGTTTTTACCGATTGTTCTACCTTGTCTACCATAGGATGAATCACAATTGATTCTTTAGGCGAATATTTTTCGTATTCGACTCCAAACTGCCCCTTAAAAGCTTTATAAATTCCTGGCTTTGGTTTAGACATTCTTTTAGCTGTAAAATTTCTCATCATATATAGTTCCTGAACAAAATCTTTTTCTGAAATTAAAAGACTTTCTGTAGTTCTGCTTTTACCAAATCCAGAATCAAAAAATGCTATGTAACCTATTTTTCCATTCTTTAAAACAATTTTAAACATGCCGCTTCTATGCTCAAAAAGAAATGTGTTCTTTCCCTTTGATTTTTTCATAACAGGACTTTGAACATAAAATGGAATTGAACATTTTACTGCCGATATTTCTGCAATTGAACTTTTTCTTTTTCTTGTAGTATATTTAATATTATTCAATTCTGAATAAACTCCAATCATATTTCTTACTACTAAAGGCAATGACTCTTTTGGTCTGCCATCACTTTCAAAGTGTTTTTTGGCTTCCATAATATAAACGTCTTCTAATTTCATTTTTTTTGTTTTATTTTGTTAATTAATTTTTTTTATTGCTTGGTTCTACTTTTAAATGACTTACATTTTTATAATGTCCAGCTAAAGGACAATTTTCTGCAACAGTTAAAATTAAAACTTTGGTTGATGGACACTTGGAAAAATTTAAAGTATCAGTAAATCCATCAGATAAAATTACTAAATTGTTTTTCCTTAAATCTCTATCTGACATTATATAATCTATACCAGGCTGTAAAGAAGTTCCTCCAAGACCTTTTATTTTCATTTTTGTTAATTGATTTTTATTAGTTATCCTTATATAATCCTTTATTTCACTATCACACTGAATCATATTAATAACAAAGTCATCTTTAAAAATCTCAGAAACAACAGTCTCAAAGCTTCCACTCATACTTCCTGAAGTGTCCAATATACAATTTATTTCATTTGCATATTTAATTTTCCCTTTTAAACCATCTAAATCCTTTCTGTTTGGCTTTCTATATGAACTTGTTTTGTGAAAACCTTTCAAAGCAGATATTCCTCTTTTTAAAAGTTTTAAAATGCTATTATTTTTTTTCTTTATCAATCTACCCAAAACATCTTCTGAATCAGATGACATAAAACCTCTTGCTCTTAGATTGTCAATATGTCTTTTGACAATTTGATTTCTCATTTCTTCATCAATATCATCCCAAAAATGAACGTCAAAACCTGAGCATCCACCCTCAAATAATCTTCTTGTTTCTTCATCAATACCAAGCTCTTCATTTTGCCTCTTTCTCTCATCTGAAATAGAAAAATCAAAAGAAAATATTTTATCAACATCAATTTCTTCGCCCTCTTTTTTATCGGATTCCCAAACAAAAATTCCATCATTTTCTTTTGCAATTGAAGATTTTCCTGCTAAATTGTCAAGAATCATTTTTTTGTTTTCTTCTCCATACTTTTCTTTCCACAAAAAATACTTTTCATTAACCCAATTATACAAAACTTCAAACATTCTATCATCTTTGTAATGAGAGTCCATTTTAACACACCCTGGGATAAATTCAGCTATTGATTTTTCAAGACCGTTTTCGCCTTTTTCAGAATTACAATGTTTTTCAATAATGATTTCGTTAATAATCATATCCATAGCTATATTTGCTAATTCATGAACATAGCCATGACCTCTTTTGGGGTGATTAAAAAGCAAGTGAAAAATTTCATGTATACAAAGAAACTTTATTTGTTTTTTAGAAAGGGATTCAACAAATTTATTATTGTAGTAGAAGTTCATTCTAAGACCTTTGAAATTAACTCCAGCAGTTTCTATTTTTTCTGTTTGATAAAAGTTGACATTTTGTAAAAAATATCCATAAAATGTTAATTTATCTTTTATGATAAACTCAACAATTGAATTAGCTATTTTATCAGAAACTTTTTTAGTTAAATTATCGTATATTAATTTTTCAGACATTACTTTGTTTCTTGAAGTTCTTGATTTGATTTAACATTTCCATAAATAATACTTTTCTCTTTGCTGAAAGTGTTCAATATTTTATTAATATTGTTTTTTGCTGTTTCTTTAAAATCATCATTTGAATATTTAAAATCAGCAGACATTTCAAAAAGAAAAGAAATCAAACTATCTGGCTCAGCAAATTTTAAAAACTTAATTAAATTATTAGTTTCTTCTTTGGTTAACTCAAGAATATTTAAGTCTTTAATATCATTCATTAACCTAAGAACAATATCTCTATCTAATTTTTCAAAATTTTCTTTTTTAAGAACACCGTTCCTGTTCAATAAAATATCTTTGTATGTAACTTTATAGTGGTCTTTTGTAAATCTTAAAAATTCAATTATATCTGAAGAGTTTATATAATCTTGTCCATATTTTTCTATACGCGGAGCAAAATCATAATAACTTGCATCTTCTCCAAAGGTGGTTACAATATAATCAGAAAGAAATGTCCACGTTCTTGGGTTAGTGATTCTTTTTGCATCAGTTGAAAAAGATGGATAATAAAAACCTGGATTGTTTTTTAAGAAATAAAGAATATCTTTATGAATATTATCATTGGCAAAACTTTCTACCCATTCTTCAAATCCAGGATTATGTTCATGAGTAATAATTCTTGTATTTAAAGCTGAATCGAATTCTTCAACATCCGTGTTATCTTCAGCTCCAAGGTTTCCTGTAGCACAAATATAAACATGTGCAGGAAAACGGAACTTAACACCAATTTCTCTTTCGAGAAGAATTTTCAAAGCAGCGTTTCTAAGAAAGATGTTTGCTCTGTTTAATTCTTCAAACACAATTATAACTCCGTTATAACCGTTTTGCAAAGCTTCTCTTGAATCAAGAACCCATTCTGGAAGAGGATAGTAAATAACTTCTTCTCCATTTCTAACTTTTGTTTTTGGATAACAACCTAAATCAGTCTCATCCATTGTTGTTAAACGGTGGTCAATGTGCAAAAAATTCAACTTTTCAGATATAGAACGCAAAATAGCTGTTTTAAAAAGTCCTGGTTTACCAACTAAATTCAAAACTCCACTATTAGGTTTAATCATATCCCAATATTCTTTTTCTCTTGTGGTTAATGTTTCTAATCTTTTTTTAAATTCTTCTGTTTCTAGGTTTGGATTTAAATTTACTTTTCTTTTCATTTTTTTGCTTTTTAAGATTTTTTATGGTTAACGTAATTTTAAGGAAAAAGTTTTATTTTTTTATAATTAAAACACTATCTTTTTTTATTGTTTGCTGCCAACTTATTTTACCAGCTAAAGCATCTTTCGCTCCTTGTTCATAACCAATAGATTTTCCATGATGATTACCGACTAAGTAGCCGACACCAGAAAACACAATTACAGCAATCATAAGACTTGCTATTAGTGTAGCTATTCCATCAAAAAAACTTCCAACTGCTTCAGATGCAAAACTCATAAATTATTATTTTAATGTATTTTTATAAAAGAATTCAATAGATTATTACTAAAAATTTTCTCAGCCCAGGTTTTTTTATTAATACCGTAATATTCTTTTCTTATATCGAGCAAAAGTTCGTTTACAAAATTAGGGTCAACTTCATCTGGTAATCCTGAATTATCGAATAAATAATCAATTGTTTCAATTTCTTTTTCGCCCCAATCTATGATTGATTGCAAATCTACTTCACCTCTTCTAATTTTTAATAGTTCCTGGGCATCTGGTCTTTCAATAATAATACCTTGACCTTGTGCTATTTCTTTAGCCGTTTTAATCAACCTTACACAATGTAACATGTTTTTACCATCAATTTTTTGACCATGATTTTGAACATCAACAAGTCTTTCTCTGTTAACAACTTCTTGCCAATCTTCATATTCTTTAAATTTCTTACAGTTAACACTATATGCATCTTTGTTAAAATTCATGAAACAAACAGCAAGTTCATTTGTCGGAACTTCGCTCAAAGAAACATCATTTGATTTTTCATCTTTTTGAACAATTCCTTTATATTTTAAACCTGTGGAGCATGAAAATTCTGATTTTATTAATTCATCAAATTTAATCCATTTTTTTGTAAGTTCTTTTGCGTTTTTAGAATTTTCTTTATGACCAACAAAATTGTAAAACAATGCATAAACATCTTTCATGTGAGGCAATTTTACAAGACCACAATATTCTTGTAACATGCTTCTTTTTTTAAGCCATTCTGTAACTTTAATTGATTGATAATTTTCTGGAACATAACAATAATCAAGAACAGTTTTTCTTACAACTTTTTCTTGTTCATAGTTCATTTTTTTATCTAAGCCCTTCGCTTTTTTTATTTGTTGAATTGCATAAGCGGAAAAAGATTTTTTGCAAGCTTTTGTAATAAATTTATATTTATGCTCAAATATTTTATCCATAATGGGATGACAGTATATATGAAACTTTTTTGGAGTAAACAAAAGTTCTAACATTGTTGGATTACTTGTCTGAGCAAGCTCAAGGAAACGCTTTACATCATAAAATGTAGCATCATTTGTGTCATCACTAACTTGATTTTTGTAATCAAAGCCTAATATTTCATCAATCGTTGACATATAAATGCCAGAAATGTCCTTATCAGACTTTCCTTCAATATATGTTCCATACACATAAGAACCTCTATATGTTTCAAATATAATCTTATTGTTGTCTTTTAAAGATTGAATTTTTGGATGTAATATGTTGCTCATTATGTTTTATAACGAAAAAAAATAAAAAAAGTTATAGAATTGGATTAAAATTATTTACTTTCTACAAAAATAAGATATTTTAAAACCAAAAAATACAGCATGGAAAAAGAAAAATATACCATTTTTACAATTAGTGGAGGCATTGGAAAAAATATACTTGCAACATCAGTGGTTTCTTCTCTTAAAAAATCAGACCCAGATAGAAAAATAATAGTAGTAACAGCATGGGTTGATGTTTGGTTTAATAACCCAAATGTGTATCGTATGTATCCTTTTGGTTCTATTCCACATTTTCATAAATCTTATGTTAAAGACAAAGATGTTCATATATACAACCACGACCCATATAATTCTGAAGATTATATTTTAAAGAAAATGCACTTAATACAATCCTGGTGTGATTTATGTGGGATAGAATATGATGATTCGGCACCTCAAATTTATTTAAATCCACTAGAAGTAGAAATAGCAAGATTGAAGTTAGATTTTTCTAAACCGATTATGATTCTACACACAAATGGAGGAGCTGATAATGCAAAGTTGCCATATTCATGGCATAGAGACTTACCATATATGAATGGCATAGATGTAGTAAAATATTTCGAAAAAGATTACAACATTTATCAAGTTGGTAGAGAAAATCAAACTATTTTACCAGGAACAAAAAGACTTAATTTGCCACTAAGAGAGTTGTTTTGTGCTTTCCTTTTTTCTAAGAAAAGACTTTTAATAGATTCTTTTTCTCAACACTTATGTGCTGCACTTGATTTACCATCAACTGTTGTTTGGGTTGGCAACAACCCAGATGTTTTAGGTTATCTTATTCATGATAACATAAAATGTCAAGTTCCCATAGTTCATGATACATATCATAGTTCTTTCCTTGAAGATTTTGATATTCAAGGAAATCAAATTCAATTTCCTTACAACACATTAAAACTTTTTGATTCTCAGACTTTAATAGATTCGATAAATAAACAATAAAAATGAAAAAGAAAATATATTTTATTTCAGGATTACCACGCTCAGGAAGCACACTACTTTGTAATTTACTCTTACAAAATCAACAAATATTTGCCACATCAACATCATCTTTATTAGAATTATGTTTACAACTTCGTGACAATTGGAATTCTTTCGAAGGACACAAGAACAATCCAGAGAATCAAGATAAGTGGAAAGTAATTCAATCTGTCGTAGAAAACTACCACAAAACTGAAAAACCTGTTATTTTTGACAAAAACAGAGCTTGGACAAACAATATAGAATTTATAGAAAAAGTTTTAGGTTATGAGGCAAAAGTTGTTTGCTGCGTAAGAAATTTAGAAGACATTCTTTCTTCTTTTGAAAAATTATTCAGAAAAAATAGAGCTGAAGGCGAGATTCATTCTGAGTTTAAAAACGCAAAAATGAAAACATTAGAAGGAAGGTGTGAAGTTTGGGCTTCTGACGAAGGTGTCCTTGGAAGACCATACACTAATCTAAAAGACGCTTTTGATAGAGGTTTGTCAAGCAAAATAAAGATTTTGCCTTATGAATTTTTTACTAATAATCCAGAACAAAGCATGAGAGAAATATATA